CGTCTCTTGTTTGGAAGTTTCTAATTGCGTAGTTTATGGTTGTTGTTTCATTTGAACCTGTCTCACCATAAAAAAACTTAGTCTTTCTTTTACCCACTTTTTCGGGAAAGTCGACCATTCTACCAACTGAGGGGTCTCTTAAATTATTAATGAGAAGTTTGATACCTGTTTTATTTTTTTGAAACATCTCCTCATCGTTATCGAAAGGTTGTTCCCAAATAGTGGACTTGGAGTTTATTAACTCTTTCCTATCAATTAATTTAGAATAATCCTTAAATACGGTGATGGTTGCGTAATTGAACCTTTGAGTGATAATGTCTTCCATTGGATTAAATTAATTTCAACAAATTTATGAAAAAAAATAATAAAATACTTATATAAAAACGTAAATATTATGGCAAAAGCTAAGGGTAAAGGTGGTGCATCTTCAATGAAGGTCACCTTCGGTAAAAGAAAAAATGGAAAAGCCCAAAAATCTTGGGGTCCAAAAGCTCAAAAACCGAAGAAATATAGAGGTCAAGGTCGTTAGTTAAAACGTCCAGCACCCTTATATGAACGAAGGTAACGGGGTTCGGATAAGCTACTTATCTTGACCCCTTCTTTTATATTTGCAGCATGTGAAAACATATCTTTTCCTAAATAAAGACCGCAATGCCACCCACTTGGGCTATCTTTACTCATAAAAAATACAATATCCCCAACCATTAAACTATCCTTTTTGATTCTTGTGGTTTGTTTCCATTGTTCTGCACAATTGTTCCCTAATTTCTTTCCATAGACCTCCCAATATAGTTTTTTGGTATATTGTGAACAATCTATACCGTTTTTGGTTGATCCTCCGAATTTATATCTAATCCCGTACCATTCCATGACAAATGATTCCAATCGTTTTAGTTTTAAATTAGTGGTGTCGTTCTTTAAATGAGTCACATAATCTGAAAATTGATTTTGTGCCATAGAATTAATATTCAATGTGAACATTAATATTACTAAAATTTTAATTTCTTTCATTTTTTATTATATTAATTGTTATTCCCGCAGACCCTGCACTCACATTGTAAGTATTCTGTCGGTTATCATTAATCCACCCATACTTCTTAAATCTGAATATTATTACCAATTTACCTTCAAAAACGGCATAAATTGCATTATCGGCATAATCAATCGATGGGTGTATAATATGTCCTAATTTCCATGGCTCTCTAAATTCTTCTTCTAATTCGTCTGGTGTAATGTGGATAAACATGTTAATTACTTAATGGGGCTTTTATTGATGGGTGTGATTCGTACCCCTCAATTATGAATTGATATGGTTGTGATTCTTTTATGTGGTCTTCAAAGGTATCCCTATGATGTTCAAAATGTGCCAATTGTATTGGACTAAACTTTAGCACTGGCAAGTTCTTATATGGTTCTCTACCAATTTGTTCTTTAGCTTGTTCAATGTGGTTAGAATACAAATGAACATCTCCTAAGTTACCTATTAGGTCTTCTGGTATCATATTAACTTCATTTGCAAGAATCTCTAATAACAAACCATATGATGCAATATTGAATGGTAAACCTAAGAATGTATCGACTGAACGTTGGTTCCACATTAATGATATTGCTCGTTTAGGTATCCTATAAGATTCCAATTCCTCACTTAACCCGCCACCAAACGGAACAATGTCATCTATCATTGATTGGAACTTCTCTTCTCCCACTTTTTTCTTTAATAAATCCCACATCTCTTCTCCAGTTAATTTTCTAGTGTAGAGTTGAAATCCGTAATGACAAGGTGGAAGAACCATATGTTCTAACTCACCGACATTCCAAGCTGATACCATCAATCTTCTACTATCGGGATTTGTTTTTAGTTCATCAATTAAGTTTTGTATTTGGTCAATGCCTTCTTTCCATATTGAAGGGCCATCTAACCCTAACGGAGTAGTGTACTCACCTTCTCTCCACCTTCTCCATTGTTTACCATAGATTGGACCTAACTCACCAAACTCTTTTGCAAACTCATTATCTATTTTAATTAGATTAATAAATTCCTCTTGTGTTAAAGGTATTAACAAATCCGAGTTACTGAATAGTTTTTCAATGTGGTCTTGCATTCCCATAATATCACCACATTTGTATCCATCAATAATTTCATTCACTTCTTTGGTATAATTCTTATAAGCATCCCCATTCCAAATGTTACAACCATTATCAACAAGATATTTGATGTTGGTGTCACCTTTTAAAAACCATAGTAATTCGGTTACCATTGTCTTCCATGCCATCTTCTTTGTGGTAAGTAATGGAAACCCTTGTGACATCTTGTGTTTAATTTGTCTACCAAATACTGAAATAGTTCCAGTACCTGTTCTGTCCGTTTTTACGACTCCATTATCTAAAATATCTTCTAATAAATCTTGATATCTTTTATCTAATCTATTCATGTTTACCATTTTGGTGATTCTAACCTTTTTATGTTATCTTGTTCGTCTTGTCTGCTGAAATTTTCTTTATGAGCTAAAATTCTGTGAAACTCTCTATATGATTGTGGTTGGTAATTTTTTAAATGGTCAAGCCCATATTCATACTCAAATAAAATTTCAGAATATCTTTTTTCTTTAGAATCAAATCCATCTGATTGCATTTTCAAATCCATTTGTAATTCATTAATTACGTTTTGTAATGAATCTTCCTTACAGATTGTAGTTGTCACAACGGGTGTGGGTTTATCATTAAAATACATTAATGAAACACATACCCCAAATAAGGAAACAATTGCCCCGAATGTTAATACACTAGTATCTCTATTTTCCATGTTTATATAATTCTTGTATTTGAATGCCCATCATATATGTTAACCATCTAACTGTTAATCCCCAAGAAGGTGTGTAGACACCAGTTTCAAGGAACTCGGTTTTATTATAAAAAAAAACAATTGTTGGTATTAAAAACCAATGGTGTCTCTTCTTATAGATAAAAAAATCTTTACAATATTTCTTTTTCATCTTCTTTTTTATTAAACAATGAATAAATCTTAGAACGATAATTTTCATACTGAGTCATTGCAATCCATTTACCAATGACACTACCTAAAATGTAAAAAATGATTCCGTAAAAATCACCTTTAAACATACCATCCAACGAATAATATGCAGAACCTAAAGCCATTAGATTTATCCAAACACTATTGAGTAATAACGCTTTAAGTTTGTTTTCGTATGTATATTTTATCTCTAACACTTTGAAAATGTTAAACATAATTTGAAAAAATAAAATTAATAAATAATTTTTCATTTCTTTTTAGGTTTTCTAATATAATCTAACACAAGGTTAAATGAACCAAGTGATATGACACCCCAACCAAAATATTTCACTAACTCGGGGTCGGCACCTTTAAGTCCATACTTCTGAACTAATATTCCAGTCAATATCATCATTATGTAGATAATTTCCTTAATCTTTATTTGCATCTTCTTTTAATTTAGTTAAACATTTATATAACGTATTGGCTTCCATTAGGTTAAACATCCTATTTTGATTACAGAAGTCCAACGCCTTTCCAATTATTGCCAATGCGGATTCTTTATCGATATCGCGCACAAATTGATCGAACTCATCAATATCTTCAAATTCAATTAAACCACCGAATATTGTTTCCATATTTCAAATATATAAAATTCTTTTGGTAATTCCAAATAATTATAGTTATGTCAGTTCACATCAATAACAAAACATTTCAAGCTGAGTACTTATCTAACTCAGAAGATATCCGTAAGGGTATGATGGGTAGAGATTCATTAGAGGGTTGTATGGTCTTTAAAATGGGTAAGGGTCACCATTCATTTTGGATGAAGAATTGCCTTATCCCACTTGATATTGTCTTCGTTCTCAATAATAGAATAAATCAAATTCATTCTAATTGTCCTGCACCTGACCGACATCGTATGAATCCACCGAAATACGCGGGTATTGGTGACCACGTCATCGAATTTCCTGCTGGAACTACAGAGGGTTGGAAAGTAGGTGATCGTGTTGCAATGTACCTTGGAACACCTCAGAATCCTGTTCGATAGTTACCTCATCCGAATACGGTTCAATATTTGAGAAATCATATTTTACTTTTGGTTTAGTCTTTTGGAATACCCAAAAATATGAATGGTATTTACGTGCATGTTCTTGTTTTGTCCACTTAGTCCCAAAACTATTAATTCTTAGGTTGGCCACCAAGATAAACAAATCCTTTGGATAGAATCCGAATTCCATTGCCATATCCATAACCATTGAGTGTGTAAAGTGATTTTTTCCTCCTGATACGGTATCTTGACACTTAAACACCACAATTCCATCCTTTTCTGTGATTCTATACAATTCCTTTAAGGTATTATAATAATTTTTCATTAAATGACCATAAGTTTCATAACCTTCGTATCTTTTTGCTATGATCGAACTCCCATCTTTATTATCTTTGTAGGATTTACCTGCAATTACAAATGGTGGGTCGTACATTACACTCTTCATTGAGTTATCATCGAATGGTAGATTTTCAGAACTAGCCCTAATGATGGTATCGTTTTTTGGAAAAAGGTCCGACTTATGTTTGGGTGCGGGTAGATTCTTCCAAAAATTACCTGTTGAGTACGTACAATCTAGGTCAAATTGTACTATGTTGTACAACCCCATGATGTTTTTTATTACCTCATCGTTTGAATTATACACACTTTTTACGGGTTTAAAATCTTTTTCCATTTCTTTTTTGATTTAAATTTTATATATTTTTATTAAAGTTAAGAAATAAAAACCAATAAACCAAAATATTTATAAAAAAACACACAAACTATGGGATGCGGATGTAAAAAAAGAAACGAAGAACAACCGATTGAATCGGTACCATTAACAATTAAAATTGAGGAACCGACACAAGATGTTCCCCAAACTGATGATATATTTTCGGTTAGAGTTGAATCAGCCCCACCAAAAAATAATCAACAACCTCAAGCGTAGGTAAAATATCGGATAGGACTATTTTGTTTTGTCCGATATTTTTTTTATACTTGATATATATAATTTTATATATTATAAACATGAAAACAGAACAAAAACTAACAAGCGTCAATATATTGGATGATGTTTACAAAAAATTTAAAACTAAATCGATTGAGGGTTCTATTAATTTACAAAAATTAGTGAATCGTTCTATGGACTTATACAATAAAGATGAAAACTTTAGAAGTACAATAAACAATCACGTTGGATTGGCGACGACAGGATCTAAATTTTAATATGAAGAAGAAAAAAATACTTTTATTATCTGACGATTTAAGGATGACATCCGGAATTGCCACTATGTCGAAAGAAATTGTGATGGGTACCATTCACAAATATGATTGGGTACAATTAGGTGCAGCGATTAAACATCCTGAGTTCGGTAAAATTGTTGATGTTAACGACGATATTAGAACAAGGACCGGTGTTAAAGATGCTAATTTGAAAATTATTCCGTATAATGGTTATGGTGACGTTGGTATTCTTCGTAAATTAATAGACGATGAGAAACCAGATGCCATTTTACACTTTACTGACCCACATTATTGGCAGTGGTTATATGATGTTGAGCATGAGATAAGACGACACACTCCAATATTATTTTATCATATATGGGATGATTTACCGGACCCACAATACAATAGAGATGTTTTTGAATCTTGTGATTGGTTGGGTTGTATATCTAAACAAACGTATGGTATCGTACATCGTGTTGGTAAGAGAACTGATAAAGTAACATTTAATCCATTAAAGGATTGGCAAATTAGTTATGTTCCTCATGGTATTAATCCTGATTTATTTAAACCATTGGATAGAATATCGGATGATATTAATAATTTAATTCATGGTGATAAGAAATATGATTTTGTTTTATTCTTTAACAGCAGAAACATTAGAAGGAAACAACCAAGTGATGTGATTTATTCATTTAGATTGTTCTGTGATATGTTACCAAAAGAAAAGGCGGATAAGTGTTTGTTACTAATGCACACGAATCCTGTTGATGAGAATGGTACCGACTTACCTGCTGTAATTGATGCTGTTTGTAAAGATTACGACGTTAAGTTCACCAATTTAAAATTGGAACAAGATAAATTAAATGAAATTTACAATGGTGTTGATTGTACGATTAACATTGCAAACAATGAAGGATTTGGATTAACAACTGCTGAGAGTTTAATGGCGGGTGTACCAATCATTGTTAATGTTACTGGTGGTTTACAAGACCAATGTGGATTTGATTATACAGAAGATGATTACATTAATGTAGGTACACTTCACAATAAAGAAGTACATGGTAACATAAATCATGGTGACTGGGTTGAACCTGTTTGGTCGTCAGCTATTAATTTGAATGGTTCGGTACTAACACCATATATCTTTGACGATAGAGTTAATGACAATGATGTTGCAAATGCCATCATGGAGATGTATAAAATTGGTAAGAAGAAAAGAAAAGAAAAAGGATTAAAGGGTAGGAAGTTTATGATTAACAATCTATCAAATAAAATAATGTGTGATAAAATGATTGAGGGTATTGAACAAACCTTAGAGAATTTTAAACCAAGAAGTAAATTTAATTTATACAAGATTATATAATATGAACAAACCATTTTTATTATTTAGAGGACCAGTTAAAACAAGAAGTGGATATGGTGCCCACTCAAGAGATTTGTTACAAGCACTTTATGAAATGGATTTGTTTGAAATCAAGATTGATAGTTGTATGTGGGGTTCAACCCCGATGACGGCATTGGAAGATAATTTATTTCATAAATGGATTGAGTCTAATATTGTTAATCAATTAGAAAAAACACCAGACATTTACGTTCAAGTAACTGTTCCAAATGAATTCCAAAGAGTTGGTAAATTTAATATCGGGATTACTGCCGGCATTGAAACGACTATTGCGCCTAAGGATTGGATTGATGGTTGTAATAGAATGGATTTAATTGTTACAACATCCACCTTTTCAAAAGATGTTTTGTTACAAACAGTTTACAATGAGAATGAACAAAATACCGGTAAATTAATTAAACAACATAAGATTGAAAGACAAATAGAAGTTCTATTTGAAGGTGTTGATACCAAAATATACAACAACGTTTATAACAATATTGACATTGACATCAAAGAAGATTTCGCTTACCTATTTGTTGGTCATTGGTTAAAGGGCGACACGGGTCAAGATAGAAAAGATGTTGGTATGTTGATTAGATGTTTCGCTGAAGCATTTAAAGATGTTGAAGATAGACCTGCTCTCATCCTTAAAACATCATCAGCATCGTTCTCAATTAAAGAAAGAGAAAGTTTTAGAAAGAAGATAGAAGGGTTAGTGAGTGATTATAAAAATCCACCATCAATCTATTTGTTGTTTGGTGATTTAACTAATGATGAGATGAATAATTTATATAATCATCCTAAAGTTAAATCAATGGTAACGATTACAAAAGGTGAAGGGTTTGGTAGACCTTTATTAGAATTTACAATGACAGGTAAACCCGTAATTGCATCAAACTGGTCAGGACATAAGGATTTCCTACCAATGGATAAAGCAATTATGATTGGTGGTAAATTAACCGAGGTTCATGAAAGTGCGGTTGATACTTTTATATTGAAAGATTCTAAATGGTTTACCGCAAACTACAACGAAGTGACTGAAGTTTTTAAATTGGTTTATAAAGACTACGATAAATTTTTAGAGAAGTCTATGATGTTGGGTGATGAGAATAAAGAAAAATTCTCAATGGAAAAAATGAAAGAAAAGTTTAAAGATATTATTAATCCATTCTCAGTACAACCAAAAGAACAAAAACTTATACTACCTAAACTTACTAAAATAAAATAAGGTGATGAACTTTAAATTTTTTCAAGGGAAGACTAACTTGTTTTTAGAATTGGAACCAACACAAATATTAACATTAACACGACCATCATTTACATCAGAGAATGTTGAGTTTTGTTTTCAGTTCGGGAACAACGAACCAGTTGTATTTGCAACAGGTCCTAACGAATGTAGTATACATTTGAGTCCAACTATTAGTAGTGAAATGTCATTCACGGATAATGATAACGTATTTAAATTATTTGCAAGGGAGAGACAAAATGATTAGTGAATTTAAATTTTTTCACGGGATAACAAAAAAGGGGATTAGAAGACTTCGTGCTACTTGGGGTCCTGATTTAATTGAAAGACGTGTCGATGTTGAAGGGGAATTAATAAGAGTAATGTCACAGGAAATTGCTAGAGGTATTGATAAGGAAATCATTAATACAATAGTAAGAAGAATAAATGGTGGTAGTAATCATGGTATTGATTATTTAAACCATTGGTTAAGAGTAGGGGAGAATAGAGCATGAAATGTGAAAGACATATTTGGGATACGGAAGATAGAGAGTGGTGTTGGAAATGTGAGGAGTTAACATTAAATGAAAATAAACAAAAATATGAAGATAAGTTATGCAATAACAGTTTGCAACGAATTGGAGGAGATAAAGAGATTGGTCCCCTTCATTCTGAAACACAAAAGACCGATAGATGAAATTGTAATTCTGTACGATGAGAAGAATGGTAACAAAGAGATATTAGATTTTTTATTACCATATAATAAATTACCCAATGTTCAAACATGGAGATGTTTCGATTGGAACAATAACTTTTCGGATTGGAAAAACATTCTTAATGGTTATTGTGAAGGTGATTACATTTATCAAATAGATGCCGATGAAATGATTAGTGAGTATATGGTTAAGAATTTATCGGACATATTAGAAATGAATCCTGGTGTGGACTTAATATTTGTTCCAAGAATTAACACGGTTCAAGGTTTAACCGATGAACATATTAAAAAGTGGGGGTGGAATGTGAATGAAAAAGGATGGGTTAACTATCCTGATGCACAGGGAAGAATCTATAAGAAAGGAATGGGTTGGTATGGTAAGGTTCACGAACGAATTTTAGGTGGTCAGAAATTTTCATCATTACCAACCGATGACGACGATTATTGTATACAACACCATAAGACAATATTAAGACAAGAAAAACAAAACAATTATTATAATACATTATGAGAGTAGCAATTATTTGTATCGCCAAAAATGAAGACCAATATATCGAGGAATGGTCTAATTATCATTTGAAATTAGGGTTTGATGATATCGTCATTTATCAAAACAACTGGAAGTGTAAACTAGAACACCCAAATATTAAACTTGTTAACTTTCCCGGTAATCACGTACAAATGGAAGCTTATAATGATTTCATTAAGAATTATAAAAATGATTACGATTGGGTAGCATTTATTGATTGTGATGAATTTATACATTTAAAAAAACATTCAAACATTAAAGAATTTATTTCTGAATACCACAATGATTTTGGTATTTCAATGAACTGGTACATGTTTGGTTCTAATAATAAATTAGTTAGAGATAATGAAAACAAAAATTCATTGATAAAACAATTTATATTAAGAGATAAAGATGTTAATCGTCATATAAAAACTTTATTGAATTTAAAAAGCGAATCAAAAATGTCTTTTCCACATAATCCAACAAATAAATTAATGGATACGAATGGGAAATTTTTCTATGGTCCGTTTAATGAGAATGGACCGACAGATGTCGTTCAACTAAATCATTATTATTATAAAACATATGAGGATTGGTTAATTCTTTGTGAAAGAGGACAAGCCGATTATACCCCAACTAAAACCCCTAAATTATGGTTAAACAATACACATGTTTTTTGTGATGTTGAGGATTATGGGGTTTATAACTTTATGTACAATAAAAATCAATTATGAGTTATCAATATCCGAAAAATTTTAAATATCCTAATGAGAGAATATTCTTTACTGACCACATAGACTTATGGGAAGATTCTTTAGGTCAATTAAAAAATAAACCAAACGTTACTTTAGAGATTGGTGCATTATATGGTGGTTCTTCTGTTTACATATTAGAAGAATATTGTAAGTTAGATGGGTCTCACCATTACATCATGGACATTAATACTAATGAGTTTATAGAAAACAACATCGAACCATATACTGGTAAGGTAAGTTATTTACTTGGTGAGTCCTCGGACGCGTTTAAAGTGTTGGAACACAATGGTTTTAATAAAGAATTTTTAGACCTGATATACATAGATGGTAACCATATGTCTAAGTATGTTTTAGAAGATGCAGTCAATGCTTTCTATTGTTTAAAAGACGGTGGGTATCTCGTATTTGATGATTACGGTGGGGGTTGGGAGCAACCTAAACATATGCAAGTTAGGACTGCGGCGGATGCATTTATGGATGCATATATGAACCACTTTAAAATATTACACAAAGGTTACCAATTAATTTTACAAAAAACAAACTATATTAACATAACTGAATTTAAAGAAAATTATTATAAAACATTATAAAATATCGAAAAAATTAACTATATTATAAAAAAAACACAATGAAAAAAGAGATACCATTATTTAAGGTTTTTATGGCAGACACCGCAGCGGATAAAGTCGCCAAAGTATTAAACAGCGGATTTATTGGTCAAGGACCTGTCGTGGATGAGTTTGAAAATACACTTAGTCAATATTTTCAACACCCTTACATTTCGACATTAAACGCAGCAACATCTGCAGAACATTTAGCATTACATCTAATTAAGAAACCATTTAGATTTACAAAAGCAGATGGTTATGGTGTTAGAGAAAACGTGTGGGACGGTATGAAAGATGGTGATGAGGTTTTAACAACTGCATTAACCTGTACCGCAACTAATTGGCCAATACTTGCAAACAATTTCAAAATCAAATGGGTTGATATCGATCCTAAAACTTTGAATATGGACATGGATGATTTAGAAAGAAAGATTGGACCCAAAACCAGAGCAATTATTGTTGTTCATTGGGGTGGGTATCCAGTTGATTTAGATAGACTTAGACAAATTCAAGAAAAGTCTTTACGTATGTATGGATTTAAACCTGCGGTGATTGAAGATTGCGCACACGCTATGGGTAGTAAGTACAAAGGTAAGTTGATTGGTACACATGGTAACATTTGTACATTCTCATTACAAGCGATTAAACATATTACATCTGTTGATGGTGGGTTATTATTCTTACCTCATGAAGAATTAAATAGACGTTCTCGTTTATTAAGATGGTATGGTATTGATAGAGATTCACCAAGAAAGGATTTTAGATGTGAAGCAGATATCGAAGAGTGGGGATTCAAGTTTCATATGAATGATGTAAACGCAGCAATTGGATTGGAGAATTTTAAACACGTGGATAACATCATTGGTAAACATAAATCAAATGCGGCATTCTATGATAAAGAATTAAAGAACGCTAATGGTGTAACTTTATTAGAAAGAAATCCCGATATGGAAAGTGCGTTTTGGATTTATTCGTTGTTAGTTGAAAGAAAAGGTGACTTCATGAAATATATGAAAGAATGTGGCATTGCCGTTTCTCAAGTTCACGAAAGAAATGATATTCACACTTGCGTAAAAGACTATCGTGCAATGTTACCTAACTTAGATAAAACTATCGGTAGTGTTATCTCAATACCAGTTGGTTGGTGGTTAACAGAAGAAGATAGAAAGTATATTGTAGATTGTATCAAAAAAGGTTGGTAATGGAGAGAATAGTTGATGATTCATTTTTGAAATCTGATGTAACGGAGTTTGCGTTAGGTTATGATAAAGTTAAAAATCATACTTGGTATGATAACTTAAACTACATGGTTGATTTATCTAAAAAATATTTCAATGTGGATGATTTTATTATGGATTATTCGTGTGGTACTGGTATTTTTTGTGAAAGGTTATTAAAATCTATGGTTGATTGTCCAAGAATTTTAATGATGGATTCATCACCAAAGTATCTTAAATTATCACATGATAAATTTGGTCGAAATCATAAATTTCATTTTAGAGTTATCAATTACCTTAAAGATGAAGGTAGACTACAAACAATATCGGAGGTCTTAGGTAAAGAACATGAACAATTATTAGATGGGATTGTTTGTACAAACGCAATTCACCTATATCCAACAATAGATGAGACAATTAAATCTTGGAATAAAATTTTGGTTAAGGGTGGCAAGTTGTTAATTAATTCAGGTAACATATATAACCCATTAATGGGTGAGGAAACTAAATTGATTGACCAAACAGTAAATGAGATATCTAAACTATCATTTGATATTGTGAGGAATAACCCAAAATACAACAAGTATGTTGATTTAATAAGTGATTTTGACTATATTAATAAACATAACACACTTAGAGATAAATATTTTTTACCTATTAGACAAATTAATTTTTACACGGATGAGTTAATTAAAAATGGATTTAAAATAGTGGAAGTTAAAACTATCGATGTTGACGCTAGAGTTGATGAGTGGTTTGATTTCTTGAAAGTATATCACGAAGGTATAATAGGTTGGATTGGTGGTTCTAAAAAAATCACGGGTGTTAATCCAAGTGAGGATGAAGTTAACGACAGGATTGAGATTATAAAATTGGCACTAACAGAAATGTTTAATAACCAAAACGACTTTAAAGCGTGTTGGAACTATATAATTTGTGAAAAAATATGAAATTAGGTTGGGACGAGGAGATTAAAAAAGAATTAGGATATTGTGGTAACAACGTTGTGATTGGTCATAATGTTGTTTTTACTAACCCTAAAAACGTTTTCTTAGGTGACAACGTTAGAATAGATCCATTTTGTTTAATTACAACAGCATTGGAAGTTGGTAGTTACGCTCAAATATGCTCACATGCAGTATTAGGTGGTGGTAACCAACATAAAATTACTTTAGGTAAATGGAACTTCATAGGTTATGGTTCCAAACTATTCTGTGCATCAGAAGATTATAGTGGTGAGTTTGGTCCAGTAAATGAATATTGGGGTAACAATAAAATATTTAGAGGTGATATCACTTTTAAAGATTATTCAGGAATTGCTTCTGATGTTATGGTTTTACCTGGCGTTACTTTTCCCGAAGGTTGTACCATTGGTGCTAAAAGTTTTGTATATTCAAAATCAGAACTAAAAGAATGGTCAGTTTATTTGGGTAGTCCATTAACATTTCATAAAGAAAGAAATAAAGATAATGTAATTAATTTATCTAACGATTCAAATTTTATTAAGAACAAATGAGAAATTTTAAACAAAATCATGAGGAAATGAATTGGCCGTGGGTTGAATCTCCATTCTTCAATGAATTAATTAAACATCAGGAATTAACTGACGAACAAAAAGAGTTGTCAATAAAATTTAACAGAGATGGATATGTTATTTTAGACTTAGGATTAACTGATGAACATATTGACTCATTAAAAACTGAAATTGATACTTTAAACGATAGAGATACTGTTGTTACTCAAGCAGACGGATATCATTATTCAAAAGGTAAAAGAATATTTGAAGGTTGGAAGGATAGTGAAATGTTACAATCCCTTTCTTTAAATCCTGTGGTTATAAATACCTTAAAGATGTTATATAAAAGGGAACCATATCCATTTCAAACGATTACATTTAATTATGGTTCTAATCAACCATTACATAGTGATTTAATTCACTTTGATTCAATGCCACACAGATGGTTAACTGCGGTATGGGTTGCTTTAGAAGATATGACAGATCAAAATGGTTCATTGGTATATGTTCCAGGTTCTCATAAACTACCCATATTTGACTTCTACGACCTTAAAGTTAAAGTTCCTGAATATGGTAAGCAATTTGATAGTTACGCCGAATATGAGGAGTTTATTAGACAATTAGTTGAAGCTCAAGAACTAGAAGTTAAACCTCTTATCTGTAAGAAGGGTCAAGCACTTGTGTGGTCAGCAAATTTAATACATGGTGGTGACATTATCAGAGACCCAAATAGTACACGATATTCACAAGTAACTCATTACTATTATGATGATTGTGATGTTTACTATTCACCTATGTTTTCAGAATCATGGAAGGGGGATTTTAAAACAAAAGATTTAACAAGTAAAAATATTAGAGAACATAAACATAATAAATAATGAGTGTAAAGATTGTGGGAATTGGGGCTTATGTCCCCGAAATAGTTTTAACAAATAAAGAGATTGAAAAAATGGTTGATACGGATGACCAATGGATTCAAGATAATTTAGGTATTAAAGAAAGAAGAATTAGTGCCGATAATCAATTAAGTTCCGATTTAGCGGTGAAGTCAAGTATATCCGCAATTCATGATGCGAACTTAACTGTTAATGATATTGATTTTATCATTATGGCAACGTCTTCACCAGATAGAATTAGTCCATCTACCGCTTGTTTATTACAAGAAAAGATTGGAGCATTTAATGCTGCCTGTGTTGATATTAATGCAGTGTGTCCGGGGTTTCTTTATGGATTACAAATTGCAAAAGGTTTACTATCTATAGGTCAATACAAAAACATATTACTTGTTGCCTCAGAAACATATTCAAAGTTAACTGATTGGTCAAGACGTGATTGTGTATTCTTCGGAGATGGTTCAGGTGCTGTTGTTCTTCAAAGAGACGAAACAAATTATTGTGAAATTGATTTATATGCTGATGGTACGGGTAAGGAAGCATTTACAGTGCATCACGGGGATTACTTCTCAATGATAGGTAAAGAGATTTATAAAGGTGGAACAACTAAGTTACCATCATCAATACAATCGTTGTTAGAAAGAACTGGTGTGGATAAAAACGATATTACACATGTGGTTCCTCATCAACCAAGTATTAATATCTTAAAGAAAACTGCAGAGATATTAGATGTTGATTTTTCTAAGTTTGCAACATCAATGGGTGAATACGCAAACACTGCGGGTGCATCTATTCCCATTACACTTAATAAACTTTACGAACAAAATAAATTAAAGAAAAATGATTTACTATTACTAACAACAATTGGTTCAGGATGGGTTTGGGGTAGTGGATTAATTAAATGGACAAAATAATGAAAAAGATATTATTAGTTGGTGGTACTGGTGGGTTGGGAAATCAATTAACTAAACATTTAAGTTTAAGTTACACTTGTCTTTCTGTTGGATCTAAAATGTTAGATGTAACCAATGAAGAACAAGTAAAAGAATTTTTAGATAAAAATGATTATGATATTATCATTTATCTTTCAGTAAAGAATATTGATGGGTTAATACATAAACAAACAAAAGAAACAACTGAATCACAATTAAACGTAAATCTATTTGGATTATTGAATGTTCTTCGTCATTCTACTAATAAACTTAGAGAAAAAGGTTATGGTAGAATCATTTACATATCTTCGGTGTTATCTAAGAAACCAATTAGGGGTACTGGTTTATATTCAGCAAGTAAAGCTTTCTGTGATAACCTTATTAAAACATACTCGTTAGAGAATTCAAAATACGGAATAACATCTAATTCTATTCAATTAGGTTATTTTGAGGGTGGGTTAACAGATAAAGTTCCCGTTGACATTTTACAAAATGTAAAAAATAGTATATCTTTGAAGAGATTAGGTAAGGTAGAGGAAATGTCAAATTTAATCAAAACAATAATAGAGACCGAATATATTAACGGTACAAACATATCAATCACAGGTGGTTATGAAAATGAATAAATTTTTAATTATTTTGGCATATTATGAAAGACCAAAAATTGTATTAAACTCATTAAGATCAATTCTTGATATTGGTTATCCAGAATTTGAAGTACATTTTATTGACGATGGGTCGACTAATAGAGGTGAACCCGTAGTTAGAGAAGTGTGTTCATCGATTATTGATAAATTTAAATTTGATTACATCGACCACACCATTGAACAAAAGAAATCACAAGGTGGTAGTATGCATGGTTTATTTTTAAATAAAGCAATTAATGAGAGTGATGCTGACCACGTAATAGTTTTATGTGACGATGATGCAATTTACCCTGATTTCTTAACAAGGTTGAATATTCACATCAATAAAGAAGAGAATAAAGATAAGAAATATTTCTATCATAATATGGTCTTATATGATTCTTTACTTGAACCATACGAAAATGGTATTGAAAGAAAAGATTTTAGTTACTTTACAAACCAATGGAAAACTCCTATTAATTGTGCAGGTAAAGTGGATTCATCTCAAGTAACATATTCAAGACATGCGTTTGTTGAGGATGGTTTAACATACCCATCACCTCAAACATCTGGTTTAGATATGGCAATTTATCAAAAGATGGCTAGCTCATGGGGTCTATGTGAATATAGTGGTTTAATATCACAATTAAAATCAAATAACGCGGACAACTTGGTTTGGAAAGACAACACAGATATGATGTTCATCACAAAAGATATGAATTAATGAATATAACATTTGTATTGGCAGTTTACAATAAATTAGATTTAACAACAGAATGTTATAATCGTTTACGTAATGTATACCCAACAGCACCTTTAGTGATTAGTAGTGGTGGTTCATATGATGGAACCAAAGAATGGTTAGAATCATTGGAAGATAAGAACCTTTCTTTTATTCATGATGATGATAGGTTGACATTTTCTGAAACATATAATGCCGCAATCAAACTTGTTGATACAGAAAAACTTGTATTGATTCACAACGATATGGTAATCGGTGAACAGTTCTTAGAGAACTTAGATAAATTATTAGATGAGAATCAAAATACATTATTATCATATACAACTATCGAACCTCCAATTTTTAGAGGACATCAAAGAGCCGGTAAAGTATTATTAGATTTAGGTTCAGGGTTTAATAACTTTGACCAATATCATTTTAATGTTTATGTGGACCAATGGAAAGATAGTAAGAATTTATACAATGGTGCGGTGTTCTTTATGAGTGGAACTAAAAAAATGTTTGAGGATGTTGGTGGGTTTGATGGTTTCAGTTTTGTACCTGCATTTTGTGAGGATGACGATTTCTTAATCCGTGCGAAACTAAAAGGTTATAATTTAAAAACCTGCGATTCTGCAATCACCTATCATTTTGTTTCGCAGACATCAAGATTTAGTGATGAGTTTAAAAAAGATAGAATGTTATATGAGGTTTCATCTAATAGAAACTTTATTAGAAAGTGGGGTGTACCAATCTCAGCATTTAACGAACTTAGGTATTGGGAAGAGGATAACTTTACTTATAAGACTTTTAATATGGGTTTAACCACTCGTAATAGAAATAGATTAATGGAAGTGGAACCATTCTTTGATAAAATCGATTTAGGGGAGATTCCTGAGACTTATATTGAGAATGAACAAAAGAATACACGATACGATTTAAGGTCAAAATTTACCCTTACAGACACGGTTGACGTGATGATTACAGAAGTTGACCAGTTTACAGATGATGACATTAGAACTTTACATAAAATAAGGTTATCAATACCTTACTACGAACCTGGTGAATACCAAATAGGAAATATGATGATAGTTATTAAAAAAACTATTTAATGAAAATACTTGTAACAGGAGGTGCTGGATTTGTTGGTACCAATTTAATTAAAAGACTTTTAAAAGATGGTCACGATGTTACATCGTTAGATAACTACTTAAGTGGTTTTAGTTCCAATCACCAAGATGGTGTAAATTATATATGTGGTGATGTTAGAAATCTAGGAATATTAGATAACGTGAGATATGACATTATATTTCATCTTGCAGCAATTGCAAGAATACAACCATCATTTAAACATCCCGTTGAATATTTTGAAACGAATACAAATGGTACATTGAACGTGGCACAATATTGTGTTAAGAATGACATACCATTAATTTATGCCGGAAGTAGTTCACACCATAGTGGTAAGTTTAAAAATCCGTACACTTTCAGTAAGGATATTGGTGAGGAGATTATTAAACTTTATCAAGAACATTTTGATTTAAAGTCATCCATAACTCGTTTTTATAACGTATATGGTCCACATCATTTAAGAGATGGTGGTTATAGTACGGTAATCGGTAGATGGGAGAAACAATATGATGATGGTAATCCTTTAACAATATATGGTGATGGTTCTAAAAGAAGGGACTTCACACACATTGATGATATTGTTAACGCATTAATTAAGATATGTGATAAGGAATCGTGGGGACACACATTTGAATTAGGTAGGGGTCAAAATTTTTCTTTAAATGAAGTTGCTGATATGTTTAAAAAAGATAGAGTTTATATGAAAGATAAACCAGGAGAGGCTCAAGAAACTTTATGTGAAAGTACATTGGCTAGACTAATTTTAGATTGGAAACCAATTGTAAATCTATACGATTATATAGATGAGTATAAAAAAAAGGGACTATAAAGTCCCTTTTTCTTTTTTGATTAATTTAAATAAGACCTGATATTTGTCTTTCGTTTTACCTGCATCCTTTAAATCTTCTTTGGTAATTTCAGGGTATTCGATTTCAATTTCTTGATTCAAAAGTACACCATATTCATTATCAAATTCGATGTATTGTGGGTTAATAACTTTACCAGTTACGTTACCTTCCTCATCTTTCAATTCATTATACATTTTAACTAAGACACCACCCTTACCATCTTCTTCACCATATTTTTTGATTAATTCATCTCTTAATGCTTCGACCTTAGTTCTCTCACCTTTAAGTTCTGTTGAGAAGTCACTCAATTCATATTTCAAAATGATTGATAGGTTTTGTTTACTAAATCCCTCAAACACTTGTTCTCCGGTTTGTGGTTCAATGTATCCGTTTATTTCACTTTCTAATTGTAGAACGTCTCCTAATTTTAATGTGATTTTTTCCATAAATTTTTAATTATCTTTTATAATATATATCTTATTTTTAAAAAAATAAAGATTAAATTATTATGCGGGGAGGAAGAGATTCGGACTCTCGATTGAATGTTAAGTCCAATAGCAGCTTCGGAGGCTGTCGGTTTAAACCACTCACCCACCTCCCCAACAATGTTAATATAATATAACTAAAAAATTTAATAAAACAAAGTTATTTGATTAATAAAATTAAGGTTTAGCGTTAGTAGATACTAAATAATAATTACCAGTTGCATAGTTTGCACTAATATCATTAAACCCTAAATCGGTTAAACCGTAAGGATATGCGGGATGTGAGTAACCACCCAATAATCCATAAGCACCATAATCTCCATTCGGTTCACTAAATGTTGTATTTCGTAACCACCATCTTCCACCATCTTTTACCCGATGAGCCGATGAACCTGCACCATAGTACCATGTTGACCTCATTATAACTCCCGTATAATTTCCTGGCGTTAATGAATATACACCATAAACTGTTGTAAAATAATCATTATAAGTACCTGATGGTCTAACATTATTAACCGCATTTGACATTGCTCTCCAATGATATGCACTTCTTGGCATGACTAAATCTAAACCTAATGAAGTTCCACCATTACTTACATTCACAAAGTTAACCGATGGTCCACCTGTAATAAAATAAAAATCATACCCCCCACCTTCTTCTGTCATATCAACATACATTTGAAGAGCGTTTGGCATTATTTCCGATTTTATCCAATAAAAACCCGTAGGTTTACTTGGGTAGTTTAATTTTAAATCCCATCCTGATTTTGCGGGGTTTGAACTTGAACTACCATCTCCGTAATTATGTTTAACACCAAATCCATCATAATTAATGGTTGGTGCGGTTATTATATTTTGGTTAATATTACATCCTGGCATAATTATAAATATTTTATATTCCAAATCTACCTCTGTCTACGTTATAGTTTTGTAAAAGTTCTGCAGCGGATAACGATCTGTTATAAATTCTAGCAATGGCGATATGTCCATTAAAATTATGAACACCGTCAGTTAATCCGGCACCATATGTTCCTACAACATATGTTGCATCAGGTATGGTACCAGTTTGTGCAAAAGTGTATACCTCCACACCATTTATATAACCTCTAGTTGTTGTACCATCCCACGTTCCCGATATATAACTCCAAGCGTTATTTGGTATACTTCCACTTGTTCCACCTGATCTAGCACTAGTTGTATTGTTCGCCCAATGTAATGACATTGTTGTACCACCATCAATAGAATCGATAACACCAAAATACATATTACTAGTTGCGGAAATCACACCACCCCTAATTGTACCCGTTCCAACAGACGCTCTAGTTGGTTTAATCCAAGCATCAACAGTAATTTGTGATGTTGGTTTAGCATTAAAATTATTAATCTGTACATAATCGTTAACACCATCAAAAACAACCGCACCTCCATTATTGAATGAGAATGTTGGTGAATTTATAAACTGTCCTCGGCAAGCTGATGGAGATAAATCATTCCATTGACTATTACAATTTGTACATCCAGGATTTGTTGCATAATATTGACAACCATAACCACAATCATAATAATTTACATCATTATATGATTGACTACGTCCGGCGTCTAACCATAAGACGATACCATTTTGTACTGCGGTTGGGTAGTTCTGAATTACACCACTAGTGTTAGTGATGTTAGATGATATTATATTTCCGTTTACGTTTAATGGCATATCTTATATTATTTAAACACCATATCTTCCTCTTTCGGTTTGGAAGTTTTGTGCTATTTCGTGTCTTTCTAAAACTCTATTATATCCTCTAACGATACCTATTCTACCATTAAATTGTGAACTAGGTGAACTATATATTGCACCTATATTAAATTGTCCCGTACCTGAGTATTGTGTTTCAACAGAAGCGGGTGCGGTTTGTTTAATTGTGTTTGCAAAAAATTGTTTTCTAAATGTTATTCCATCATATGTAAACACCCAATGATACCAAGTATTTGCGGAAGGTCTGTAGTTATTTTGATAATCATTATCATTTGAATACATTCCATATATCATACCTCTTGCACCATCTTGATATAAAATGTGTAACCCTATACCGGTACCGTATGCTCCTTGACCAAATAATCCAAACGAAGATGTACTAGCCATGTATACCCATATCTCTAAGGTAAAACTACCTGTAAGAGGCATACTACCGATACTGGCATATCCTGAAGCACTGGATGTTATTGAACCACCATTACTACTATCAAATCCGGTAGAATTTAATGTAAAATTTCTACCATTACCACTCATGTCTGTCCAAGTACCACTAGACCCATTGTATGAATCAATATCCGCAGCGTCAAGATAAAATAACATCCCGTCAGTTATTATTTTATTTTTAAAAATCCCTGCGGATGTTATGTCACCAGTTTGTATTATATTTCCGTTAATATCTAATGGCATTATTCAGGTCTTTTTGGTGTTGCTTCGTTAGGGTTAACTTCTTGCAACATAAATTTATATACTTTATTTTGTTTATTATTATATAAGAACAAATCATTTTCACCCTCCACGATTGTATAGTCACCAATACCATTACTTAAAGATAAATCGGAAGTGAAAAGTGTGTTCCATCTAAATGATGCGGAACCCAAATTTTGTGTACCATTAAATCCAGGTGTTACGCCTGTTCTAGTTATTTTAAGTATTTCTTCATAGTTAGTACTTGATGACGATTTGAAAAACCAACCTGTAGTGTCACCCGCTTCAGCATATTCAACAAATGTTGTTTGATGACCTGCGGTAAAAGTGGGTGTGGCTGTAGGTCCTGAAATTGCCGATCTAAATGCCATCATATGATTATTATTGTCATAACCTGAAAAAACTCCGTAAGTATTTGCACCACCGGTTCTTGCAATAACCCTTCCACTTGTAACTGTTAAAGTATTATTAATTGAAATTGCAGTACTTGTACTTGCACCTCTTCCTGTTACACTTGCTAAAGTATCTGTTTCAGTATAACTTGTTATATATCCTGCACCATTTGTAAGTTCGTTATTATTCGTAGGAATAGTTTGATCGCCCGTATTTGTACCTGATGAAGTACCACTAAAATTTGTTGCAGATATTGTACCCGCGAATACAGAGTTACCAGTTGTGTCAATAGTAAAATAAGTATTAGTACCTACTGTTGCCCAACTTTTACCAATTTTAAATTTATCTGCATCGGAATTATCTATACCTACCGTCCAACCTAATACACCATTAATATCAAATGAAACAAATGGATCTCCACCTGTTGGACCTAAAGTTCTTAATGCTAAAACGGCATGAGCATTTTCATTAGAACTTGTATTATGCATATAAATTACAGGTACATTTGTACTTGCAGGTGTACTATAAGTACTATTACCGTTTTCTATTATAAATCCTGTATTGGTAGTTGCTCCTCTTGTTATTACATTTTGTAAAGTGGATGTTTCTGTGTAAGAACTAATATAACCGCTAGGGTTAGTTGCGTTGTATGGTGTAAATCCAAGTGCGGTTGTAACATTACCACTGGTTATACCGGTTAAATAGGCACTATTATTTGTGAACTGTGAAATGTTCATTGATGTTAACGATCCAGCAGTGGTTGCCGTTGTTGCATTACCACTTAATGCACCTGTAAATGTTGTTGCACTCACCGTACTAAATGTTGGAGTGCTAGTTGTTAACAACGCTTGGTTAAGATATGTTCCAAAACCTGTGGTAGATGATAATGTAATTTGTGAAGAACCTGAAACAACACCCTCAGTGTTTAATCTTGTTTTAATTCCTGTTGAGTAGTTCGTTGTTGCAGTTAAATCAATTTGTGATGAACCTGAAACTAAACCTACGGGAATAGTTGATATTGAACCGAATGTTATCTGTGAAGAACCTGACACTAAACCACTTGGTCTGCCAGTTATACTACCAAATTGTACTTGTGCCGAACCAGAAAAAACACCCTCAGTATTTAATTCTTTTTTAACACCATCTAAAAAATGAACAGAACCAGTATCTAATGTTACTGTCCGTGTGGATGATATATCCCCACCTCCACTCAAACCAGCACCGGCAGTAATTGAAACTGTTGTGTGATCTATATGTTGATTCGCAACGTAATTTGTTGTTGCATTATGGTTAACTTGAACTGAACCACTAATAACACCATCACTATTTAATTTTGATTTAACACCCGTTGTAAATGTTGCTGATGATGTATCAATTGCAATATCATCCGCATTTACTGTTATACCATTACCCGCACCCACATTAATTGTCCGTGTAGATGATATATCTCCACCACCAGTTAAACCACTACCTGCGGTAATTGAAACCGTTGTGTGGTCTATA